GTAGAAGTTGAGAGCGTAGACTTTACTGATGGTTTGCTATCAATCACCCTCAAAAAAGAACTACCAGAGAAGCAGAGACGTAAAGTTTGGTTTGGAGAAAGTTGACCAACTAGTTCTTTTTTAGTATAATGTGATGGGTTCTGTGAAGTTATGAGTATCAAAGTTTGTGTTCTAGCAGACAGTGAGAGAGTCATCTGCGATTTTTATGAGGTTAGAGATTCGTTCCGTAAAACAATCGGATACGCCATGATCAATCCTCAAATTGTTGGTATCTCTAAAGTTAGACCATCAACAATGTCTAACTCACCTACTCCTGAACCGACCTTTTCGGTAACTATGACTTCATGGAACCCATTTGCAAAAACACAGTTCTTCAAAATTAATTTGCAAGACGTGTTATGCATTAACGATCCAACCGATGATATCGCTAAGATATATAAGGAGCAATATTATCTGGAAGACTTTCTAGATAACCACATTACGGATGAAACCCTAGAGATTATTAATTATGACAATTCAAATCGTTAGCATGAAGTATACTGGTCAGCAACTGATTGCTGATGTTGGTGAAGTGTACAATAGCAAAGAAGCAAAGGAAGAAGGTGAGCGACCTATCTGTATGTCGTTCTCTAATCCATATGTTCTTGAAATTGAAACTCAAACTGAGAATGGATACAATCTTCGCATTAGCAAGTGGAATCCTTTTACTGATGAAACCTCTTTCAATGTTGGATTTGATCTGATTGGTACTATTCATGAACCAAAGGAAGGAATTCGTAACGCATACGTTGAGCGTCTTCAGGCAGATGCACCACAGCAAAAGGTTGTTTTTGGAGCAGATAATGTAGATACTCAAGTTGATTCAACACTTGGACCCACTCCTGGAGTAGCAGAAATGCTTCCAGAACTTAGCGAAGAAACCGAAGTAAACCTGACTCCTGTTGAAGATGAAGAAACTGTTGAATCTGTGTAATGAGTGGATCGTAGCAGAGGTTGAGGCAGTAGAGGATGCAGTTCTTGGGGAACCTGACTGCATCCTTCTCAATCCTGTTACCCTAGACGGACAACAGTGGCCACCTTTTTCACTGGACACCGAGGTGGCTGTCCGTTCTTCTGATATAATGGTTATGGTCAACCCACGGGATGACGTTCTGAAGACGAATCTTACTGAATGAAGTTTTATACAAACGTTGAACAAGCAGGGAACCGCATCCTTGTGCGTGGATATGAGAACGGGGTAGCGTTCAAAGACGAGGTTAAGTATAGCCCGACTTTGTACCTACCCACTTCTAATTATTCCGAGTGGCGGACCCTTGAGGGAGACTGCGTTGCTCCCATGAGGCAGGGTACTATCTCTGATGCTAAGGAAACTGTGAATAGGTATCGCGAGTGTTCCAACACTGATGTGTATGGTAACACTCGTTATTTGTATCAATACATCGCAGAAGAATATGATGAAGATAGAGTCCAGTTTGACTCTAAGCAGATTCGTGTGTTCAACATTGATATTGAAACTGCTGCTGAGAATGGATTCCCTGATATCGAAAATACTGATCAGGAAATTCTAGCAATCAGTCTTAAAGATTCTCACACTGGTCGCATGATTGTATTCGGTGCTCGCCCATTTAATAACACCGACACTAATGTTGACTACATGCACTTCAGAACTGAACAGGGAATGCTTTCTGCTTTCCTTGAGTATTGGATGCAAAATTACCCTGACGTTATTACTGGTTGGAATGTACAGCTTTTTGATATTCCCTATATTGCTGGGCGTATTGCTCGGGTTATTGGTGAAAAGGAGTCTCGGTTACTTAGCCCGTGGCGTCTTATTTCTAGACGAGAAATTTTCATCAAAGGACGAAAGCAAATTGCCTACGATCTTCCAGGGATTGCTACTCTGGATTACTTGGAACTATACAAAAAGTTCACCTACACAAACCAAGAATCATATCGACTTGACCACATCTGCTCAGTTGAACTCGGAGAGAAAAAACTAGATCACTCTGAGTACGATACCTTCAAAGAGTTCTACGAAAACGACTGGCAGAAGTTTATCGAGTACAACATCCACGACGTTCGTCTTGTGGACAAACTTGATGACAAGATGAAGTTAATTGAACTTGCGTTCACTATGGCTTATGATGCTAAGGTGAATTATGAAGATGTGTTTTCACAGGTTCGCATGTGGGATAACTATATCTACGTGGAACTTCTGAAGAGGAAGATTGCTATTCCTCCTAAGAAAGAGTCTGTGAAGAACGCCAAGTACGCGGGGGCATATGTTAAAGAACCGACACCTGGATTCTATGATTGGGTTGTTAGCTTTGACCTCAATAGCTTGTACCCTCATCTTATTATGCAGTACAACATCTCTCCAGAGACACTTCAGGATACCAGACATCCATCAGCAACCGTTGATAAGATACTTGATAAACAGATAGAAGTATCTGGTCAGTACGCTGTGTGCGCCAACGGAGCACAGTATAGGAAGGACATACAAGGATTCCTTCCAATGATGATGAAGAAGATGTATGACGAACGAGTCATCTTCAAGAAGAAGATGATTGAAGCAAAGAAACAGTATGAGAAAACTCCTACTGTTGAACTGATGAAGGAGATTGCGAGATGTAACAATATTCAGATGGCGAAGAAGATCTCTTTGAACTCTGCTTATGGTGCTATCGGTAATGAACACTTCCGTTATTACAAGTTGGCGAACGCTGAGGCAATCACTTTGTCTGGTCAAGTCTCAATTCGTTGGATTGAGAACAAGATGAATGGATATCTAAATAAACTGCTCTCTACAGAGGAGGTGGATTATGTTATCGCAAGTGATACAGATTCGATCTATCTTAATCTTGGACCTCTTGTTGATAAATTTTTTGGTAATAAGTCTAGCGACAAAGCAGCAGTTGTTACCATACTTGACAAGATCTGCCAGGAGAAACTGGAACCTTTTATCGAACGTTCATATCAAGAACTTGCGGATTACGTTTCGGCGTATGACCAGAAGATGCAAATGAAACGTGAGAACATTGCTGATCGTGGTATTTGGACTGCGAAGAAGCGATATATTCTCAACGTGTGGGATAGTGAAGGAGTCCGCTACAAAGAACCTAAGATGAAAATCATGGGTCTCGAAACTGCTCGCTCTTCTACACCTGCATACTTCAGAGACAAACTTTATGAAGCGTTCAAGATCATCATCTCTAAAACAAATGATGATCTAATTGATTTCATTGAGAAGATCAAACAGGATACTAAAAGTCAACACTACAGTGATGTTGCTTTCCCCCGTGGAGTCAACGGTTTAGATAAGTATCGCAATAGATCTACAATCTATTCAAAAGGAACTCCTATTCATGTGCGTGGAGCACTCTTGTACAACCACTATCTTAAGAAGCACAAGATCGCTCACAAGCACCAGAATATTCAGGAGGGAGAAAAGATCAAGTTCATTTATCTTGCTGTTCCAAACCCTATCATGGAAGACTGTATTTCTTTCTTCGGTGAGATTCCAAAGGAGTTTGGTATCGAGAAGTATGTGGACTATAGGAAGCAGTTCGAGAAGTCGTTCTTGAAACCGCTTGAGAATGTGTTAGAATGTATTGGATGGACAAGTAAAAAGGTCGTCACTATTGGGAGTTTTTTCTCATGAGTAAGAAGATCTTTGTTGTAACATGGACCAATCATGTGGTTGGTCAAGTAGGCGCGGAGGACATTAAGTGCTTCGAGGACTACAACACTGCGCTCGGATTCGCTAAGCTAATGCGAGACCAGTATAATTATGTAAATTTCTATGAGGAGACGGTTGATCAATGGGATTCTTAGACACTGTACTTAAGGATGTAGGAAATGAGTACGCCGCTAGAGTTAGTGATGGCGTTGCTGCAGGTGACGTTGCTGGTTATGTTGATACTGGGTCTTATATCTTTAACGCCCTGGTTAGTGGTTCGATTTACGGAGGTCTTCCTTCCAATAAAGTCACTGCCCTGGCTGGAGAATCGAGCACGGGCAAGACTTTCTTTGCTCTTTCTGTGGTTCGTAACTTCCTTGATGCTAATCCAGACGGTGGCGTCATGTATTTTGAGTCTGAGTCCGCCATTTCTCAGGAGATGATTGTGAGTAGGGGTATTGATCCAAAACGGATGTACATCTTCCCTGTCGCTACCATTGAGGAGTTCAGGACTCAGGCATGTAGGATCCTTGATAACGTCATGAAGGAACCCAAGGAGGAGCGCAAGCCCATGATGTTTGTGCTAGACTCTCTTGGTATGCTTTCCACCACCAAGGAGATGGAGGACGTTGCTAACGATAAGCAAGTCCGAGACATGACCAAGAGTCAGTTGATCAAGGGTGCTTTCCGTGTGCTTACCCTCAAAATGGGACAGGCAGGTGTGCCTCTGCTGGTCACCAACCATACATATGATGTGATTGGTTCCTATGTCCCTACAAAGGAGATGGGAGGCGGCACAGGTCTGAAGTATGCTGCTTCTACTATCATCTACCTCAGCAAGTCTAAGGAGCGTGATAGCAAGAAAGAGGTGGTGGGTAACATCATCAAATGCGAGGCGAAGAAGTCTCGTCTAACCATCGAAGGGAGTAAAGTTGCAACACGTCTATTTTTTGACGAGCGTGGACTGGACCGCTATTACGGACTATTGGAACTGGGTATCGATCACGGAATCTTCAAGAAGAACGGTAATCGGATCGTTGTTGGGGAATCTTCCGTTTATCCTTCTGCTGTATTGGCTGATCCCGAAAAATACTTCACGCCCGAAGTGATGGAAAAACTTGACGAAGCAGCAAAGAAGGAGTTTAGTTATGGTAGCTGAGAGGATTGAAGA